CGCGGAGCCGCAACTCGTCAATGAGTGGAAGGCCCGTCGCTTTTGCTTCGACCACCACCATGTCGGGCTCCCAATATTCGTGCTCCTCATAGGCAATCTCCTTGAGTTCAGGGAAATTCCAGCGGCCCCGCCGCGCATCCAGAAGGATGATATTGTCTGCGCCACCCTCCTCGGGGGTGAATACGCCCCACGTGGTAATGGCCGAATAGTCCGCCGTCTCCTTCTTGGAGAAGGCCGTGTCGTAGGCCTGCAAGATGTACTTAACAGGGGGGATCTTTTCCTTCTCCCACGGCTGCCACCACTCCCGGCGGATGATCGCGGACTCTGTGGCCGTGGGCTGCTGTTGCCACTGCGCGGACCACTTGCCTACAGGAAGCGAGGCCTTGATGGAGAGCAGCGCGTTCTTTTCCCAGAACTCCGGCCACAGCGGGTTTCCGGAAGGCAGAATGGCTGGGAACTCGATGACCTCCCACTTGTCCGCCATGATGTCGCTGCCCTGCGCGGCCATCAGACGGCCCGTCAGATCCTTCTTTCCCCACCGCGTCATAACCACGATGATCGCGCCGCCGGGCTGCAGACGCTGGCGGGGACCTGAGGTGTACCATTCGTATGCGTGGTCAAACGCCGTCTCGGACAAGGCGTCCTGTTCCGAGTGTGGGTCGTCAATGATGAAGAGGTCAGCGCCTCGACCCGTCACTGCCGCGCCCACACCTGCCGCGAAGTACTCGCCGCCCTTGTCCGTGCCCCACTTACCTGCGCCCTTGTTGTCTTCCTTCAGGTGCGTGTCCGGGAAGATCTCTTTGTACTTCGGGTCGTCAATCAGATCTCGGACCTTGCGGCCAAACCGAACGGCAAGTTCGGTGTTGTGCGTGGCCTGAATGATCTTGAGCTTCGGGTTCCGGCCCAGGAACCAAGCAGGCATCAGGAACGACGCGAACTCCGACTTCGAATGACGAGGCGGCATGTTGATGATCAGGCGCTTGATCTCCCCACGCGCCACGGCCTCGAGTTTTTCAGCGATGATGCGGTGGTGCGCGCCCTCGATGAAGTTCTCGTAGACGTGGTGGGCGAAGGGCATGAACTTGTTTTGCGCGATGTCGCGCAAGTCCAAGCGTTTCTTGGCCTCTGTTAAGGCCAAGATCTCTTTTAGCGCTTCTTCCGGTAGGGACTGTAGGTTCATGAACCTTCTACGGTTTGCGTCGTCGTCACAGTGCGAGTCTGGCCCGGGTTAGGGTCGGTGCCAGCAAAGCCACTCTGCGACAGATATGGCTGAGTTGCAAGTGTTGGACGACCTACCTGTGCGCTACTTGTTTTCTGGCAGACCCAACGCCCCGCAAGTTTCACCGCCGTGTACCCGTCCGGGCACTCGAAGGGAGGCTTCGTCGTTGTTTCGGTCCCGCGATCCGGTGTCGTCTGCGTCGTTGTGGTCGTTGTGGGCTGTGCCGGTGTCGTCGGGCCGGTGGGCCGCGTGTCGTCAACCTCCACCACGGCAGCAACATCCTCATCGTCCGGTTCGTAGATCACAGTGCCGCCGACATTTGTGTTCGTCGTGGCCGTGGCCGTGGTGGTCGTCGGGGTGTTGGAGGTCGTCGTTCCAGGGATCTGACCAACGATCTCGACCGCAGTGCCTTCGATCACATCGTCCGTCGCACGGACATCGGTCGAGACGTTTGTGTTCGGCGTGGTTTCGACCACGATCCCCGTGTCCGTCGTGACTTGGTCCGACACTTGGTTGTTCACGTTGTCCTGAACCTCGACGGTGACGCCGGTGTCGGTCGAGACATTCTCCGCTACGTTCTCTGCAACGGTGTTTTCCACCTCGACAACCGCGCCAGTGTCGGTGTCAACGGCGGTTTCCGCAACGTCGGCAACGGCCTCGGTGTCGGTGCCTACAGCGGTGTCTTGGGCGGGCACCCCAGACAGGCTGTTAACAAAGTCGACCATTGCTTGGCTGGGCCCACTATCGGTTGGGGCGGCTTCAACCGCAGAGGTGTAACCTTGCCCCGTGAGGACGGACAACTCATTTTGGATACCTGCTTGTTCCGCCAGGTCCCTAGTCTTCGCCGCCTCCCACCAAGAAATGTCCCGCAAAATAGCCGCTTTTTCTTCGGTGTAAAACTGAGATCCGGGGTTCTCTTGGAGCTTCTCCTCGACAACCTGCAACTCTCGTGCTTTACGCTGCAGTGCGTTCTCCGTAATTTCAAGCCTGTTGGTCACTGAGCTCATTCTGCCCTCAAGAGATTGCTGCATCTCGACCATTGATGTCGGCCCGGTGCCAGAGGCATCGGGTATAAAGCCAAATAGTGCAAGCTTTTCAATATCCTGTTGCGAGAGGCCGGTCTCGGCGGCGAGGTTTTGAGCCGTCTGAGGCGACAAGCCGCCGGTCTCGGCGATCTCGTTGTTGATGATGTCGACGGCAGCCATCGCGTCCATGGACGTAGCTGTCTGGCCCGTGCCGGAGGCAACGTCTCCGACGCCACGAACTCCAGCCTCGGCCATCGTATCCGCGGCCTGCTGATAGGCCGACGCAATGCCGGTGGGAGACGTAGCGGTCTGGCCGACCGTCGGACCTGACGGAGTGTAGCCGGGAGTGACATCCGTAAAGGTCCCCTCGACAGTGACGCCGGGGCTTGTCGCGCCGGGCGTAAAGCCGGGGGAGGAGAAACCGGGCCGGATCCCAGAGGTGTCCATGCCGCCGTACGGAGTGGCGAAGGTGTCTGCCGTGCCGGGAGGGGCTGCCGTTACTTGGCCCGTCGTTTGACCCGGCACTGCAGCAATGCCGCCGCCCAAGAGCGCGCCGACGATGCCCGTGTTGAGGTCACCGGTAAGATTTCCTGTGGACAGGTTCTGCCCTGCCGCGGTGGTTGCAGCAGCCGACGCAATCGAAGGTTCTGCGATGCCCTCGGTGATGCCTTCTTCCAGCATCTGGGTTCCGATGCGACCCGGCAGACCGCCGATACCGCCGAACAGGCCAGACAGTGCACCCGTACCGGCGGCAGCAGGGGCCGCGTTCATCGCAGCTTGGTCCGCAATGGCCTGGGCTTGCTCCGTGGAAAGCCCCCGCATGATGGCGTCCCGATAGGCAGTGTCCGCCGCGTCTCCGGACACTTCGCCCACGGTCATCGCAGCACCGCCAAGAGCCGCGCCGGGAATGCCGAGTACCGCCGCGGGAGCCAGAGCCATCAAGGTTCCCGGCAAAGCGTCCAGAACTTGAGTCCCAAGGGCCAAGGGGTTGATGCTCGTGTTTCCAAAGATGTCGGTCGTGACAATGTCACCCGTGCGGGCGAGATTGGCCTCCGGGAAGTTCTGAGCGTAGGACTCCAGAGCCGCGTCTCGGATGTTGCTTCCGAAACCTTGGATGGATTCAGCCATGGCATTAAGGGCATTTGGCGTGGCGTTCGGGTTTTCCGCGACCACCGCCCCGACGTTCGGGCGGCTTGTCCCCGTCACTGCAGCCGCGAGACCCGGATCAACCTGCCCCGTCCCGAAGCCGACATCAACGGTTCCGGTGTCTGGGTTGACGATGTTACCTAGGACATCCACCAAGTTCCCGAAAGTTTTGATACCTAATCCCGTGCCTGCAGCGAGGCCCGTTTCGGTCAGAGACGCCGGAGCTGAAACCCCGGTCGTGTCCGAGATAGTGTTGCCGAACTCGCTGTACCCACCCATGTTGGCAAAGGCGTCGATGGCCTCGCTCCGGGCTTTGTCTGCGGCAATCTGGGCGACGGCGGCTTCGGCTTCATCTGCCGCTTGGGCACGTTGTTGTCCGAGCTGCGCGGTAAGCTCCGCAGTGGTCGGCGCGGCATAGGTGACAGAGTCCGCTGTAGCGGGAGTAACTGTCTGCGGGCCGATGGGCGTGTCAACGACCGTACCAATAGTTGGTCGAGTGTTGATCCCAAAAGTTGGAGTGATCCCCGCGGTGGTGGTCGAGGCTGTGGGGGCGCTCGACAAACTACCAAGGCCAAAATCCTCCTCAAAGCTGAGCATGGGGTCGGTGGCCGCGGCTGCGATGGACGCTGCCCGTTCGGCAGCAATACGATCTCTTTCCGCCTTTTCAGCGGCAGCAATACGGTCCCGAGCAGCGCGCTCCGCGGCGGCCCGCTCAACCGCGGCTCTTTCTCTCGCAGATTCTGCGGCTGCTGCGGCTGCAGCAGCCCCGGTGTTGCTCGGACCTTGGCGGTCACGGTCTACCGTTGCAGTGCCGCCGCGAGTGCCTCCGACATTCGAGGGGCCTTGGCGGTCGCGGTCTACCGTTGCACCGCCTTTGTTGCCTCCGACATTGCCGGGGCCGCCCGTGCCACCACCGCCGCCGGGAGTTGCACCGCCCTTGTTGCCGCCGGAGGTTCCACCCTTATTGCCAGCCTGGCCAGAGTCCGCACCGCCGCCGCCACCCTTGTTGCCGCCGGAGGTTCCACCACCTTTATTCCCGCCGGAAGAGCCACCCTTGTTGCCAGCTTGGCCAGAGTCAGCACCGCCGCCACCGCCGCCTTTGTTGCCGCCAGAAGAACCGCCGCCCTTATTACCGCCGGAAGAGCCACCGCCCTTATTGCCCGCCTGGCCTGAATCGGCCCCACCGCCGCCGCCGCCTTTGCTGCCGCCGGAAGAGCCACCACCTTTATTGCCGCCACCGCCGCCGGTCTTGCCGTCCTTGGTGCCACCGCCGCCCGCGCCTGCCGGAGGGAACGAGGGGATACCAGCCGGGCCGGGGATGTCCGCGCCACCCATGGCCTTGAGCATGCGACGTTCGTCGGGATTGATGTAGGCTAGCATGTGCGGCTGCCCGGCAATGGTCGCCTTCTTGGGCGCGACCACAGAACCACCGGCCTTGTACCGGGAGTTGCCGCCACGACCCGTGCCGTCACCCTCGCGAGGAACAGAAGCCCAAAAATCAAGATGACGAATGAGACCGATCATGCCGACTTCCTATAGTAAAGCGCCTCGCGCCTGTTTCCCGACGAGTATAGCCTATGTGCAGCCGCTGGTTCCACCCCGGGGCAGAGTTCCGACAGCTCCTCACGGATCCGTTTGCAGAACTTTATCACTTCTCGCGGCCCAGCACGACACTGAAATTGCGAGAGATACAAGACCTCGCCCGCCTTCCGAGCATAGACCTCGTCACCATCCCAGATGTCCGTCTCAACTTCCTGCGCCGTGAATAGCCCCCACGTACAGAACCCAACCATCTGCCCGTCGACAAAATGGGTCAGAACCCTGCCGTGCTTTATGGCATAGTAGATGGCATTGCGGAGAGACTTGGATGTCCTGCTGTCAAAGTGCGCGTCCGTCTGGATCAACTCCATGATCCGACCGTAGCACTCGTAGTCCATTACTCCGCCTCAAAACCGGGCGTGGAGTACTTCTGGATGTTGTCGATCCCGGGGATACCGAGCTGGCTGAGAGGCGACATCCGGCTCAT